ACGAGGATACTGTAAAGGACTTCTCTAATACTTTGGCTTCTTATGCCCACCGACTACGTGGGTTCACTTGCTACCCTGATGGCGCACGAGGGGGTCAGCCACTTACGTCTGTACCCTACACAGAGGCGGTTGCAAAACTTGGGGAAGAGTTCTATGAACACGTAGAGACCCATGATATTTGTGACATCTCTGGCACTGGTGGTTCTTGCGGGGTATGATACTCTACGAAGCTTATAATGAAAACAACAGAAGGGCCTAAATAGTGGCACAACAAAAACCTGAACAGAAGTCCCCGAAGTTCAAAGTGGGAGATAAAGTGGTTTGCCTTAAGTCTGATGTTTTGGGTGAGTTGTTCGTAAATAAAATTGGGGTGGTGGTTCGTGTTTACGCTGAATATGACCATGAACCTTCTTATGAAGTAAACTTCAGAGAGTTTTCTCAAATATGCTGTGAGGTCCTAGATGAAATGATACTTGTGAAATCGTAGACCTTACGTAGAGATAAACTTGGGCTGATAAGTTTGGTCACTGAGGCCAGCGCCCAAGTTTTACACCTAAGCATGTGGATAAAAGGCTTAACTAATACTTGACACATACAAAGGATACACTTATGTCAGACACAGAAACTATTAAGCTTGCACACAAAGACCGTGTTGTTAAATTGCTAGATTTGCTAAAGGATTACCCAGATGATACCCAGTGTGTATTTGACCTTACTTTTGTAGCTTTGGTTGTTGCGGAATTGCACGGTATTGAGGTTGACTCTGTGTACTCTGCTTTCTCTCAGCAATACCCTCTAGCAAAGAAGTTTGTACAGAACAATAGTTCTTTACAAAGGTATATCACATGAGGTACTACGGTGTCAGGCTGACGCCTTCAGAGTACATGATAGCAGAAGGAAAGAAAGACATGAGTAAGAAGTTTGAGGTTATCAACCAACCTGCTGAACTAAGGACTTACAAACACCCTCGTGTAGTGCAAGTGACTTATGTAACTGAGGGGGGTCATAAGCGACGTGTATCCCTAGATGGGGATGAGGTGCTATTAGAAGGTTGGAGTGGGGAGATGAATGGGTACTCTCATACTGACGGTAGAGTACCATTAGAAATTCTTAGGGTGTTTTTAGCAGAGGTAGATAAGGTATGACAGCATTAGATGATGAAAAAAGAGAAACAAGCGCATACAACAACGTAAGTAAGCCTGCACACTACAACCACGGTGAAGGCATCGAGTGTATCGACTACATCAAGCAAGTGCTGGGTAAAGAAGGTTTTGTAGCCTATTGCCGAGGAAATCAGATGAAGTACCAGCACAGGGCGTTCTACAAAGGCAACCCTGTAGAGGACATGGAAAAAGCTCATCAATACCAAGCATGGGCTATTGAAACACTAAAGGAGATTCATAAGTGATTAAGGCTTTGTTACGATACTTCTTTAACACCAAAACTTGTCAGTTGGACGGTTGTGGTATGCAAGACCCAAACCCGCACGATCACAAATGCACTATATGTAGACTAGAGAGAGACTAGAAATGATTACAGCAGTAGCCCTCGTGTGCCTATACGCGAACCCTACAGAGTGTGCCACAGTCCCTAGCAGTATCTCATGCCCTACAATGGAAATTTGTTACCAAGACCGCATTGGTGCAGAGGAGGCCCTTAACAATAGCCTACAAGGTGTGGTAGCTTACAAGTGTATTGTTTGGTCGGAGCCTACATAATGGAATGGCAACCTATTAAAACAGCCCCCAAGGATGGTACATCTTTCCTAGGTTGGGATGGTAAATACGTCACAGAGATGATTTGGGCGTCACACGAAGACGATGACGGACACGTAGGTTGGTGTTGTGCAGGCTTTTCATACGGGGGTGTTTTGTACGACTTGCATTACACACCACTAGGAGAGCCTACCCACTGGATGTCTCTTCCTGATCCTCCAAGTTAAAACGCAAAAAGCCCCAAGAGTATTCCACGAAGGTTTACTCTTGGGGCTTTTTCTATAGTATGGTTGTAGTTTATCGTCTATTGGTAAACCACCCTCGTACCCATCTACCCATCTCGTTAGGGCTTGGGAGTAACCACCCAAGTATGAGTAGCAATAGTATAAGGGGATCAATGGTGGTGTTATTGATGGTAGACTGATCTATAGTGTCTACCTTAGAATTAGGTTCCACCCTTACACTAGGGGCTTCTCGCTTAACACTGATACCCAAGTTCTGATCCACTGTCTCACCTACAGCAATAGGGACAGCAGCAGCTACGTTAGGGCCACCACCTGTAAGGAGGCTAAGAGGACTTAGGTTGGAACAGCTTGTCAGAAACATCAATCCTACGAAGACCAAAGGCCACCGAAGCGTATGTAGTGATAGGCCATATGATGACTTCAACAAGGTCTGTGTTCTCCTGATATACGGTCCAGCAGAGTACAGCCAACAAGATAGCTGCGGTCTCTCTACTCCATGTTTTAGTTTTATCTGCCAACTTCTAAAGCCTCTTTAATGAATTTGATATTTTCATCTATACGGCCTAGTAACACAGATTGATCCTGAACTGTAGATTCTATAGCTGTAACCCTTGTAGTATTCCGTAGAATGTCTTTGGCGTTATTATCCACATCGTTACGTAGTGTAGCTACAAACCATAGTAGTGCAATCGTTTGGCATACAATCGCTAGTATAAAGGTAATCGGTACACCCTTGCTTAGGTGCCAAGGTTCGTCTGCCATTACTTATACCTCTTTCTATCCATCTCGTGATGAGGAGCATCCCAGCCCCAATCAAACCCGTGTACTAGGCTAACACCAAGTTCTTCAGCAGCTTGCCTCATGGCGTCTACGATAGGCTCATACGCATCATAGTCGTCACTGTTAGGTACACCGTCTACATCGTGGTCCCCCTTGTATGGGTAGGGGTGTAGGTCCACAGCGTGTCCTGTGATGTGCCTAGAGTTCATAGTACGTGAAGCACCACTAGCTACCAACCTCTTTTGACGCTCTACACTACGGAGGCCCTCACCCACGAAGAAGTCCATCTCTGTGATCTCAATAGCTCTCTTGACTACCTTGACCAACAAGGGATTTACCCCTGAGAGCCTCTGTCTGCTACGTAGACTTAGTTTGTACATCTTCTCTATCCTCGTGTTGTCTAATTAGATTGTAGGCCAACTTGAGGTCATAATCATAAGCTGACTTGCAGTGGTCCTTCTGCCAAAAGAAGACACCGTTAACGAAAGACTTAAGTCTAGTGTCCAAGCGATAAGCCCTAGAGGAGATACTCTCATTGGGGTTTGTTGTAGTTACATCCCAAGTGAGAATAACACACCCAAGTTGTGACAATGCACTACCTATCATTTTCAGCCTTTTAATCATGGAGCAATAGGCCAATCAATGTTTTCTGGGAAGCCCGCTTGGTCGGTAATATCCCGCAAAGCCTGCCGATAGGTCGCCCATGCCGTTTGGTCTACAGGCGCGTCTGCTACCTGCGTCCAGTCGGACTCTGTGAGCAAGGCGTTGCGCATGGTGCGGGCTTCGGATGCGAGGGCTTTGGGGTCAACAGGCGGCTCAACGTACTCTGCCACGTCATTGCGACCTTGGACCAATGCCATAAGGTCCGCGTTGTTCACCGTCTGATCTGTGTCAGCAGGGTTCAGCGTGTAAGGTATCCAGCCAAACTCGGGATGTTCAATCTCGCAGTCAATTACGTTTGGTTGCGCTGTAAATTTTGCGTTACGGTATTCCATTATGCGATCCTTAGCCAAAGTGTTGTTTCATCTTCACCGTTTGAGGTATTGCCTCGCGCGTAGCCCATGCAACGCCACGTTCCGACTGAAATAAATGCTGAACTGAAGCCAGAAGCCGCCGAGTATACTAAATTGCTGCCTGAAATTGTGTCACCTGCGTTGAAAGCGCTGGTCACGTTTTTTTTCGCAAACGCATAAGACCCGACAGCGCCTGCCGATGGAATGGGTGTATTAGCAGCCACTGCCTGTGCCAACCGCTGCCCAGACACCTGCCCGAACACCGTTGACGTGTCGTCTTCGACTTGGACTTGGGTTAGCTCGGGTGGTGCTGGGATGTTATCAATCTGGTCTTGAATAGCCGAAGTCACGCCATCCAGATAGTTAATCTCAGCCGTCGTTGCTGTCACACCATCCAGCAGGTTTAATTCCGCAGTCGTAGCAGTCACACCATCCAGCAAATTCAATTCCGCCGTGGAAGCCGTAATACCATCAAGCACAGCCAACTCGGTGCTGTCTAAAGGCCCAATGAATGCAGCAATAGCATCCCAGTTGGCATTCAGGGTGTCGCCCCAAGTATCCTCGGAGCCGCCGACCGTCGGCTTGGTGTAAGTGAATGTGGTCATGCCGCGTCGCTCCAATTTTTATCTGTTTTGGCCTTAATTGTCCAATCCCCGCCAGCAGCAGGTGCGTCCGTCCACACGTCAACTGGCCTTGCCGC